CTATTCACGACAACGGACTTAACCGCGTGGTCTAGGGTCGGTGGAGTAACTACTACTGGAGTATCAGACCCTGATGGCGGCACAGATGCTGTCACACTTACGGCGTCGGCCACCCAAGACTGCAAATATTCTCTAGTACCCAATTTCTCTGTAGGAGGTAACATCTACACCGCACAGGCAAAGGTAAAATACGTCGCAGGTAGCGGCTGGATGCAGTTTGGTTCGTTGGTCTCCAACGGTACGGCATGGTTTGACGTTGCGAATGGTTCGGTCGGAACAATAGGAAGCACAATAGGTTCTGCTACAATCACAGCGGTCACAGACGGCTGGTATATTATTGAAATAGCCTACACCAGCCTTTCCACCTTAACGCAAGCCATTGCCCTAGAGCCTACCAGCGCAGACACAACGTCTCAAGCAATCAGTGGCGATGCCATTAGCTTCTTTCAGCCACAACTGTTCCGCAGAGATTTAAATGGAATGTTGGATGGGTTCGTAGCCACCACAGGCACAGCAGTTGCACCAACCCTCAACACGGTCAGCTTCCCCAAGAAGGGCCTGCGGTGGGAGAGTACTGCGGCGACGAACCTGCTTGAGAGCAGTAATCCAGCACCGATAACTTCATCCGCCATCACTTATGCAGTAGGTGGAGCCGACCCAAACGGCGGTACAGAGGGCGGTAAGTTGCGAGGTAATGGTGGGACATCAACTCACTTTATGGGATTTGATAACACAACCAGCCGCACAATAGGATTAACCTATACTCACTCGGCTTACCTCAGAGCCGTTGGCAGTCAGCAGTTTGTTGGCATACTTGGTGGATCAGCACCAGAATATAATTCAGCAGAAAGGGCCGCAGTCTTTGACCTAATCAACGGGACTGTGACCTTTGAGGATGCTAACTGTACAGGATTTATTGAGGACGTAGGGGATGGGTGGTATCGCTGTACTGTGACCTGCGTTGCTGCTGGTACTGGCCTGACAAATAACGCCATGTTCTTCACGCTGACCAACAGCGGAACGGACGATTTACCATCTTACCCTGCGGCTGTTGGCGATGGCGTTGATGTGTGGGGCTTTGACGTTACCCAAGAAAGCGCACCGAGTTCACACATCCCCACGAATGGCGCTACAGTAACCCGCGCTCTCGAAACAATCTCCATAGCCGGGGCTAAGACGCCAGCCAACACCAGCGCAATGAGTATCTCGTTTAAGGGTTTGGCGACGTATGCGGATGAGTCAATGGGTGGAGCTACTGAAGGAGGTGGCGGACAATTCATACCAGTTCTATGGAAACTTGATACCAGCAACTATATAGAGCTTATTTGTTCGACAGGCGCGGGGAAGACAGGGTATCTTGGGGCTGGTCAAGAAGCCGCTGGAGTTAGAGATGTAGAATTCGCAGCAGTAGAGCTAACGCCGGGCCTTAATCGCGCAGTCAATATCGCATCAAGAAACACATCTGGTGTAGTCAACATTGCAAAGGACGGGACGGCAGAAACAGGCAACACAACGCCAACTGCACTTGCAGACTTAAGCGCGACAGCCCTTCAGCTAGGACCAACATCCAACCAAGGTGGAGCATACAACGGCTTCCTATCCGAGCTAGTCGTCTGGGGCGCTGACATTGGCGACACCGGGATCGAGGAGGCAAGCACATGAAGCACCTAGCACTCATCTCGATCTTAGCCCTAGCAGCATGCGGGGCAAAGGTCACACCCGGTGAAATAGGCGACAGCGTCTCTACAGCTGTTGCTCTAGGAAACGGAGCAGTCGAGCTGAACCCCTTACTATCGGGGTTCGGCAACGCCGCACCTGTGGTAAGCATTGTGGGTAAACAAGCGGTGAAAGCCGCACTTATCCAGAGTGGTTACGAAGCAGAAACTGTAAACAATATATCCAACAGCCTCTCATGGGGGGCCACGTGTAACAACCTCGTGGTAATCGCTGGTGGCACCGGGGGCCTATCTCTGGCAGCTGCTCTAGTTTGCGTTGGGTTGACATGGGAAGAACCAAATAAGTGATGACGTTCATTTGGACGTGGTTAGTCGGCAGCAAGCTAGGGCGAGCTGTCGGCATGGCCATAGGAGCACTCGGGCTAATCGCCGGGGTGTTCTTCGCTGGAGGTAGCTCCTCTCGTAAAGATCAGAAGATCAAAGACCTTGAAGATTTCAAGGATACCAAGGAGAAGATCGATGAAGTCGATAAGTCTAGTAATCGCGATGACGCTGTTGAGCGGCTGCGTAACAACGGTTGGCTCTAAAGCCGCCGTGTGCTCGATAGAGCGCCCACAGCTCGAAATAGACGGTCTGAGTGACCATAACCTGATCGAACTCGATCTATTTGCCGAAAGGTTTGCTCAGGCATGCTCATAGCGCCACGGAGAGCCCCCTCAGGGGCCCTCTAGGCCTTTTCATGACCCGACATACCTGAGAGACCTAAAGGAGGCTCATATGAGCAATATTCCACAGACAGATTTTCATAAACGCGTACGTGCAGAGTTCAAAGTGTTCCTATGGTACGTTCACCAGCACCTTGGACTACCTGTACCTACGCCACTCCAGTACAACATGTGTGATTACCTCGAGCACGGCCCTAAGCGATCCCTGATCCAAGCTTTTCGTGGCTGCGGTAAGTCTCACATCACAGCTGCGTACGTTGTATGGCGCCTACTCTGTGACGCTGAGTGTAAAATCATGGTGGTCTCGGCGTCAAAGGAACGTGCAGACGCGTTCTCGACGTTCACACAGCGTCTCATATGGGAACTAGAGGGGCTCGAGTACCTCAGGCCACGCCCAGAGCAGCGTCAGTCGAAGATATCGTTTGACGTGGCCCCTGCAACGGCCTCACAGTCCCCCTCAGTGAAATCTGTGGGTATCACAGGGCAGCTTACGGGGTCTCGAGCAGACCTGATCGTCGCTGACGACATAGAAGTACTCAACAACGCGTTCACTCAGACAGCAAGGGACAAGCTCTCGGAGGCTGTGAAGGAGTTCGACGCTATCCTGAAGCCACTCCCAGAGAGCCGTGTGGTGTTCTTGGGCACCCCCCAGACCGAAGACAGCCTCTACACCAAGCTAGGTGACCGTGGGTACGTCTGTAGGGTATGGCCTGCTAGAATGCCAAACGAGGAGCTCTGCACACAGTACGGGGAAACCCTAGCTCCGTTTATCGCGGATATGAAAGACACGAAGAACGTAAACGACCCAACAGACCCAGATCGTTTCGATGATGGTGACCTGATCGAACGAGAGGCTTCGTACGGCAAGGCTGGCTTTGCTATGCAGTTTATGCTGTCAACAGCTCTCACAGACGCTGAGAGGTTCCCACTGAAGGTTCGTGATCTTATCATCATGGCAATGGACAAAGAGACGGCGCCACTCAAGTTGTCTTGGGGTCCAATCGAAGAGAGAGCCCTGAAGAACCTGCCCAACGTGGCCATGCGTGGAGACTACATGTACCCACCCATGAACGTGGGGGATATCGCCAGCGAGTACACTGGTTCAATCCTCGCGATCGACCCCAGTGGCAGGGGTGCTGACGAAACAGGCTACGCTGTGGTCAAGATGATTAACGGTTACCTCTATGTACCAGCCTGTGGTGGCCTCCAAGGAGGCTACGACAAGGACACCCTCGTGGAGATTGCTACTCTGGCGAAGAACCACAAGGTGAACATGGTGCTGTTTGAGAGCAACTTTGGAGATGGTATGTTCGGTGAACTGCTCAAACCAGTGCTCACAAAGATACACCCATGCCAAGTCGAAGAGGTCCGCTCGAGTACACAGAAGGAGCGCCGTATCATCGACACTCTGGAGCCCGTCATGAACAACCATAAACTGGTCATAGACCCGAGTGTGATCGAAAACGACTACAAGACTGCCATGAAGTACGAGCAGGCTGTACGTCAGACCAAGATGCTCGTGTTCCAGATGACACGAGTTACGCAGGAAAGGGGCTGTCTGAAGCACGATGACCGCCTAGACGCACTTGCGATGGGCGTAGGGTACTTCACCGAGCAGATGGCTAGGGATGAAGACCTAGGTGCATCTATGATCCATCAGGACAACCTAGACAGGGAACTCCAGAGGTTCATGGACAACGCTGTGGACCCCACAGGTATCCGCTCGAGGAGTGGAAGAGGGGCGAAACAGGACACGTTTATCAGTCGATATTTAGTGTAGAATAAAATGTACTGAAATCAACACTTTAAATTACTGGACACCCTAGAAGAAAAACTATCCGAAGGTTAAACCTATAGTGTAACTAGAGTTAACTAGAGTTTACTGTGAGGTTTATATTCCATAATGATAATAACCATAAAGATATGAAACCTAAGACACTGTGGGATGCTGTATGTGGTTTTCTTACATACGGTGTACCCACGGTGCACTAAAGGTCCCCTTGGCAAAGAGCACTGCGTTGAGCACTGTATTGGTTGGGTGTAGCTCAGTGGTAGAGCAGTGGTTTCCAAAACCGTGTGTCGGGGGTTCGATCCCCTCCACCCTTGCCAGCTCAGCGGAGCGTCAGGTTTACATTCGGTGTACCGTGAGATGACCCTCAGTGACTTCGTTTGGGGTCAAAAATCTGTGTGGGTTAATTAACGTAAAACCTCCCCGCCACTCCCCCCTCGGCCCCTCCAGCACACCCCAATTTAACTATAAGCAAGCCCCGGGCTACCCCTATAAGAGGCGTGGGCTGTAGGTTTGCTATGGGTGTGCTATGGGTGATCGCTTGTAACCTTGGCGTCTATTTGTTTCCCCATCTTTTGTCTCTTTTAACACTATAAGCTTATAACCTATAGCACACCCAAGCACACCACAGTCACACCCAAGCACACCACAGTCACACCCAAGCACACCACTCGAGCACACCCAAGCACACCCAAGCACACCACAG